CTTAACCTCTCGGATGAGAAGTTCCATCGTTTCCGGAAGTTGCCTGTCTGCGGATGGGTCAATGCGGAGCGGCTAGGCAAGGCTTATCTCGTTGAGCGTAGGATGGTCCGTAATCGGCAGCACGGCCTGTCGAATAACAACGTCCAAGTCGGAGAACTCTCGGAAGGGTCTGGGCAGATTAACTGGCGAGAAAGGAACTTCGGCGATATCGCAAGGGATGTAGGTTATGTCTCAGCTTGTCGAGGCGATTACCCGAAGTTGGAACGCGTCTTCGAGGCTATTCGAGACAATTCAACTCTGGCTCTGTCACCACTCTACGCAATGCATCGCGACGAATACGGCCTACGTTGGCTATATCGTCACAGCAATAAAGTCGGGATGTTTGCTGATACTGTTTCTCTTCTTCTGCTACGTAATGGAGTATTTCTACGAGAGGAGATCCTTGAGACTGAGGCGTTGCCTCTCCAGAATATCCGGGAGATTTAAGATGTCTTTCATCGAGAAGTACGAGAAGGCCGAGAAGAAGGGTGTTCGCGGGATTCCCAACTGGGAAATGTCTCGCCCCTATCCGCCCCCGAATGCACTGGGAGATGTAGGTCTTGAACTCGAAGTAGAGCCTGCGAGAGGTATCAACCTCCCGGCTCAGGGCGTTCTCGGGGCTGTTATCGGCCCTAAGACCAAGGCTCAGTGGCTAGTCCATCAGGACGGCTCCCTGAGGAATGGAGGCTTGGAGTATGTCCTGAGTCAGCCGTGCCTCGAAGAGGAGCTGGAAGGGCTGTTTACGGGGCTTTATAGGGTATTTGAGAGGGCAGGGACCGTATTGAATCTCTCAAACCGTTGCTCGACCCACGTCCATGTCAACGTAGGGGGTTATAAGGTCAACGAGTTGACTGCTGTCATCATCCTCTGGACGATGTTCGAGGAGATGCTCGTAAACTTCTGCGGCGAGCAGCGGAAGACGAATCACTTCTGTCTGACGGCTAAGGAGTCCCCTGCAACGCTCCAGGCTTGGGAGAATTTCCTGAACACGGGGATTATCCGCTTTCCCGACGGGATCAAGTACTCCGCATTGAACATCCGTCCGATCACGACACAAGGTAGCTTCGAGTACCGCTGTATGCGAGCGGAGAAGTCCCCTGAGCTTCTGATCCTCTGGTCGAAGTTCTGTCTGGCTCTGACGCGGTACGCTCGGAAGTACAAGAACCCTTCGTTGATTGCCAATGAGCTGTCTGAGCGCTCCGGCATCGATATCTTCATGGAGATCTGCGAGGGAGCTGACATCCTGCCCTTTGCTGATCTCGTGATGAAGACCGAAGGCAACGAGAACTTTTACAAGATGTCTGTGGAAGGCTTCCGTCGATGCCAGCAACTCTCCTTGGGATTCCCGTGGCCGGCTTGGGAGGAGATGATTGGTCAGGCCCATATTCCTGATCCGTTCAATCGAAAGGCTAAGACTACAACCGAAACGAGAGCCGATCCGGACTTCGAGATTCCAGCTCTTGAGGACGAAGGTCGCCCGCGAGGAGTTCGTATCCGACCTGCCCCACGGCCTGAGGATGTAGGACTGCCGCCTGAAGACTTCCAATTCAATGCTGCGATGAACGCCTTCCAAGGATTCGAACCTGTTCCTCCCAATCTTGATAGAGTTATCAGAGAGCGGCAAGAACAACTAGAACGGGCCTTGCGTGTAGCGCGAGAGGGCCCAGGCAATCCCCCGCCTGCCCGCCCTGCAGGCCCCTTCGACGAGAACCCTGATTGGTAAGGAGACTGAGAATGAAGAAATATCGTATCCTTCCTTACAAGCAGGGCAGTCGTTCGGCTCGTGCCCTGGCTAACGCGCTGAACGGACGAGTCCTAAAGCTCGAAGACTCCCGATACCGACGACAATTCCGAGATCATATCGTCGTGAACTGGGGGAATAACAACCCTCGGACTGACCTGACGATGCTTAACGCTCGGGTCGAACACGCGACTAACAAGTTGGCATTCTTCCAACGTCTTGAAGGTCAGGATTTGACTCCTGCCTTCTGGGTGAGACAGGAGGACATTCCAGATGAAGCATTCCCGGTCGTCTGCAGGACCGTGCTTAACGGGCATTCTGGTGCTGGTATTGTCATGGCTGATAGTCGAGACCAGCTTGTTCCTGCTCCGCTGTATGTGAAGTACATCAAGAAGCTTGAGGAGTACCGTATTCATGTCGGACGAGAGATCAGAGGGCCAGTCGAAGAAGACGGCTTCCAGCCTATTAGGTTCACCATCATCTCTGAACAACGGAAAGTTCGAGATCGAGATCGGGAAGTCACGGACTGGCGAATTCGTAATCATGGTAATGGATTCGTGTTCCAACGAAACGGAATCCAGGTTCCGGATGCTGTACGGGATTCGGCTATGCGATGTATTGAAAGACTTGACATCGACTTTGGAGCAGTGGACGTCATCTGGAACGAACGAGCCTCGCGAGCTTACGTCCTAGAGGTGAACACAGCTCCTGGCCTTGAGGGGCAAACTGTTCTCGACTATGCTGACTTTTTTCGCTCTTTGTGAGCAAAGCGATCAATTAGGAGTATTGCGTGATGTTTAACGTTCGTAGGCACGGCGGCTCTTGCTGCGGTATGTCTCATATCTATGCTCTTGATTCTCTTTATTATCGAGAGGGCACACCCCAATACGAAGTCTTGAAAGCCGAACGCAGGAAGCATATTGTCGCCGCCTGCAACCGAGCCTTCACTAATAACAAGCTTCGAGGGTGGTGGCGGGAAGGCAGAGGTGTACATCTAATCGAGGCGGTTACCGCTGAACGCAATGATGATCCCTTCGGTCAGACCAGACATATCGGACCAATTCTGGGAGAGCTTGGCTTTGAGATTGTCACCACCTTTCGGAATGCTAACTCCGGGAACGAGGTAACAGTCTGGCATCTGCTGATGGATAAAAAGATCACTTGACAATCTCGTCGGAATATGTTACAATAACGGTACAGAGTAAGGGAAACTTACCATGCGTTGTGCGATCTGCGATGCCGCTCTCAACGAAGACACGATCTCCTGGAATCACGATCACAAGGAATGGGATCCGTGTCCTGATTGCCTTCGAGCAATCGATGAGGTGTTCAACACGAACTACGACGAGGAAGAGATCACACGTATCCTGATGGATGAGTGGGGAGATTTCCTATCAGAGGAAATTGTTCCTGACCTCGATTTTCCCTCTTGACAACCCTTCAAAAATGTGTTATAATACTCTTAAGAAGGGTATATAAGAAGATTATATCATATAAGATATCTATTAAAGATAATAGTTAATAACAGTTATCATATAAAATACCCTTTATAAGAACCCTTAATAAGAGGGCGCGAAGCCCCGGAGAAAACGAGAATGGCTCAAGCCGTCAAGACTCATCAATCCTGCCCTTCGTGTCAGCACAAAGACTGTCTTTCTGTGTACGATGACGGCAGCACCTTCTGCCATTCGTGCAACAAGACTACCCGTGAATACCTTGTGCTCCGTACTGCGGAGACCGTACAAAAGGAACGCCCCTTCTCTAGTATGTCTCGGATTGCCCGAGGTTTCCCTGAGAGGGGCTTTTCTGCCGAGACGGTCAAGCGGTACTCGGTTGACGTCGGAGGCCCTGAGGCGCCGTATCAGGCAAAATACCCGTTGTTTAACGTGGCAGGAGATCACGTCGGCAACAAGGTCCGGAATCCGGATAAGCAATTCCTCTTTGAAGGCAACGTCAAGGAGGTTGGTTTGTTTGGCCGACATGCTTTCCCCCCGGGATCAGCTCGATACGTCACAGTAGTCGAAGGACAGGACGATGCCCTCGCTGCCTACCAGATGATGGGTAGCAAGTATCCTGTCGTCTCCGTGCACTCAGCTTCAACCGCCGCCCGAGATGTCAAGCGAGACTTCGAATACCTGAACAGCTTTGACAACGTCGTCTTTGCATTCGATGCAGACGAACCCGGCAAGAAGGCTGCCCGAGAAGCCGCAGCCGTCGGACTCCCTCTCCATAAAATCAAAATCCTTTCCATGCGAAAGCACAAGGATGCTAACGACTACCTCCTCTCTCGTGATGCAGAAGCGTTTACGAAGGAATGGTGGCAGGCTCCTGCCTATCGCCCTGACGAACTACGCTTCGGCACTGAGCTATTCGATGACGTCATGGAGCGCAAGGATATCTTCACCGTGGATACGCCATGGGAGGGCCTGAACAAGAAGCGAGCACAGCTCCGCCTCTCCGAGTTCATCGTTGTGACTGCTGACCCTGGTGTCGGCAAGACATCCTTCCTGAAGGCCATAGAGCACAAGCTCTTGACTGATCCTGCCGTCATTGAGAAGGAGTACGGCGTAGGTTTCCTACATCTGGAGGAAAGCAATGGCGACACCGCCCTCGGTCTCCTGTCTATTCATAACTCTCAACCTTATCATCTCCTTCCTCGTGATTCTTGGCAAGAGGACGAACTCCGTTCAGGATTTGATTCTGTACTCAACAACACAAGGGTTGTTCTTTGGGATCACTTTGGGAGTAATTCTGTTGACGCCGTTCTCAACAAAGTACGCCATATGGCAGCTCTTGGATGTAAGTATATTGTTCTGGACCATCTGTCTATTATCGTTTCTGACCAATCAGGGGACGAAAGGAAGCAGTTAGATGAAATCTCAACCAAACTCAAAACCCTTTGTATGGAGTTGGACATTTGTCTTATCGCGGTTATCCATACAAATCGGGCTGGCCAAATCCGGGGGACGGCTGGAGTCGAACAACTTGCGAATATTGTCGTACGTCTACGTCGAGATAAAGACGAAGAAAACGAATGGCGAAGGAACATCACTTCTGTCTCGATTGAAAAGAATCGTTTCTCGGGGATGAGTGGGCCTGCCTGTCATCTGTGGTATAACGCAGAGACTGCCCGGCTTTACGAGTTGGACGAGGAATCGAGCAAAATCTTTAGGAATGGAGGATCGGTAAATGACACGCAAAAACCCTTCTGAGGACTTCTGGGACGAAGATTTCACCTACGGACACGGCCCACACCCTGGAGCCGAAGGCCGCGTCAAAGAGAAGCTCCTCGCTAAGCGAGTGGCCGAACTTGAACGACATGTCGAAAGGATGGATACTTGTATTCTTAGACTTGAGATGCTCGTAGACAATCTTGTGCAGAGGGACTTCTATGTATCTGACCCAGGAACTGGAGAAGATTTGGGCAGGGGACATCGAGGGGAATGATCTCCTCCCCGGCCTGACTCATGTCTGGTGCTTGTGTCTTGTCAACATGCAGACACAAGTAGAAGTCCGACTTAGAAACTACGAAGATATCCGGGTATGGCTGAGAGACGCCATCCGTAATGGCAATAAGATTGTTTTCCACAATGGTATTGGATATGACGCACCTGCCCTAAACAAGATCGTAGGCACGACACTCAACCCGTCGAACATTATAGATACCCTAGTCATGAGCATGGTCTACGCACCTTCGGGTAACATCGCGGGTGTTCATGGCCATGCTCTTGATGATTGGGGGGTACGTCTCCGCTTTCCTAAGACTGAATGGAACGACTTTACAAAATGGTCGAAGGAGATGGAAGACTACTGCATGAACGACAGCCATCTCTGTCGTCGTATTTACCTAGCCTTGCGTGAACGTATGCTCTCTGTCGGGTTCACTGACGAGGGCCTAGATATCGAGCATAGATCATGGGGATTGATCCAGCAGCAGAAAAAGAACGGCGTCGCCTTCGACTACGAAGGTGCCAGTCTCCTCCTCGCAAAAGTCCGAGAAAAGGAAAAGGAGCTTCAAGATGACATCCACAGAATCTGGCCTCCCGTCCTTACAAGAGTTTTTACAGGGGCTAAGGCTCGTAAGGCGAATGGAGAAGAAACTGCGAATTTTGGAAGACACCGTGAACAGTATGATGATGTTCGGGAGTTGGACGGAGGACAGTACGACTGCTATCAATTCGTCAGTTTCAACATTGGAAGCCCTGCTCAAAGAGTTCAAAGACTGCTGGAGCTTGGATGGGAACCAGAAGAGTTTACAAAGCCATCAGCTACGCACCCTAATGGACAACCTCAGCCCGTCACAAAGGGAAGACTTTCTCCATCTCTTGAGCGTTTCGTCGAGCAGTCAGGCAATGAAGGGGCTCGTCTGATTGCTAAATGGATTGACTTTAATGCCCGTGGGAATATGATTAACACGTGGATGGAGGCTTATAACCATGAAACTCGCTGCATACACGGCCAGTTGTGGCTCGCAAATACTCTTCGTTATCGCCACTCTAATCCTAATACCGCTAATATTCCTGCTGTACGAGTTGGTAGTGACGAACAACCACTTCGCGGTGAGGCCGGAGTATACACGTATGAGGCGCGTGATCTTTGGTGTACTCGTGACAGGCATCGCCGTAGTCTGGTGGGGGTTGATGCTAAAGGGATCCAGCTGCGTGTACTTGCTCACTATCTAAACAACGAGGAGTTCACAGATGCTGTCCTCAATGGAGACCCCCACAGTTACAACCAAAAGATTGGAAACTTTAGAACACGCCCTATTGCAAAAACTTTCATATACTCTTTCTTGTTGGGCGCAGGAGATGCGAAGATCGGGCAAATCATTGGAGGAGCGCCGGCAGACGGCCGAAGACTTAAAAAGCTCTTTGTCGGCAACTTTCCTGGATTGTCAGATCTACTTGATGACCTTGAGCGACAGGTGGAAAGAACTGGAAGAATTATCCTTTGTGACGGGACACCCCTTGCAGTCACAGCTCCACACACACGTCTTGGATACCTACTACAGGGAGATGAGTCCCGAATCATGAAGAAGTCGGCAATACTCATCGCTCAGGAAGTCGCACGTCAGAAGCTTGATGTATTGAAAGTTTTAGATGTTCACGACGAGTTTCAGTTCGATGTTAAAAAGGAGGACGTTAATGCTTTCGTCAGAATTTGTGGCTCCTGCTTTGCTAGGGCTGGCGCTCATTTCAATTATCGTGTTCCTATTGCGTGCTCCTCGGCCGTAGGAGAAACGTGGGCTTGTACCCATTGACGATTTCGCTTGACAGATCTTGAAAATTATGTTATAATGTCGGTACGGAGGTGAGAGAAGTGACATGAAATTTTCTCTAGTATCTGACCTACACCTAGACCATCCGCAACCGAAGACCCCGTACCACCTCCTAGAGGAACGGGTGATCGTTGCAGGTGACACGGCTAACGGTCTTGAAGGCTTAAAGTTCCTTCAGAAGCTGAAGAACAAAGGTCATATAGTCTACGCCGTAGACGGCAACCATGAGCACTACAGGAACTACTCCCAAGGCCGCCATCATACCGAGACGACGGCGCGCTTCCGTGAAGAGCATCCTCGCTACCACGATGGCGAAGTCCCTGTCGTTCTCGCCTCTGGATGGTATCTCGTTAAGGACGAGGAGAAGTGGCGGGACTACATGAACGATAGCAAGTATTGTTCTCTATCGGCTGAAGAGGCGAACCATCTAGCAATTCTGGAATTCCGTTCCATAAAAGATAGGTTGAAAGAATGGCGGGACTACCAGAAGAAGGGAATCGTCGTCACCCATACCGCCCCTTGTACGGAGACTCTCAACCCTAGATACGAGGGTCACTTCAGCAACGAATGGTATTGGAATCCTTTGATGCTTCCTCTTCTAGAGGAGTTCAAAGACCAGATCCTTGTGTGGTGCCACGGGCATACGCATGCAGCAGCAGATAAGAATGTTTTAGGTGTGCGAGTAGTTTGTAATCCTCGGGGATATCCTGGGGAATGCCCTAACTGGAAACCTATGACTATTGAGGTTTGAGGAGTAGAAAATGGCACGTAATAATGAAATGGAAATCCGTGGCAAGACTTCGTTCGCTAAGGTTATCGGCGATCCTGTCATGAATAAGTTCACGAATGAACGTGAGTGGTCTGTTGACATTGAGATCGACAAGGCGACTGAGTCTCAACTCAAGAAGGCCGGCCTCGGTGACAAGGTTAAGCGTAAGGACACGTACCTCGAAGGACGACCTTACGTCTCGTTCCGGCACAAGGAGAAGCGTCTTGACAAGTCCACCGGAGAAGTCCGGGATAATTTCCCGATTAAGATCGTGGATATCGTGGATCGCCCCTGGGATCAGCGGCTTATCGGAAATGGCTCTGTTGTTGATGTTAAGTTTGCTATTGGTGGAACTGCTCCTCGCATCGGTCTTTATATTCGTAGTATCCGTGTGCTTGATTTGGTGAGCTACGAGAAGAAAGACTTCTCTCCGATCACTGAGGATGACGAGTACTTCGCTAAGGCGGCTGAAGCAATGAATGCTGCTGGCAAGGCCGAGCCGAATACTAAGTCCCGTCGGCATAGGGATGAAGACCTCGACGATGAGATTCCATTTTGAATATCTAACCTGAGTGATCGTATAGGTTAGACGCGGGACTATGGGCGAGATCATAGCGAGGCAGAAGCACGATCATGCGAATACTGCCCGAGGAGGTGGAAGGCCTCCCAATAAGGGGTTGCGTATGAAGAGAGTCAAGTTCGCATTCGTTCGACAGGCTACTGTGACACAGACTGGAAAGTGTTATGTAGACGTCGACGGCGACACGCCAGAAGCGATTATCGAGAACGCAGAAGCCAGAGCCGAAGATTTAGAGTTCTCCCGTTTCCTAGTTAAGAACATCTCCTACGAAGATATTGACTGGGACTTCGAGATCGAAATGATAGAGGAATTGTGAGAGATGGCTGATATCAAGACGCTAGTCGAGGACATCTACTCTTTGTTCGATCCGGACAAGCCCCATGAAGTCAACGAAAAGAACCTCTATAACTTTACCTTTGGGCTTGGGAATATTGTTCGTCAACGATTGGCCCAGCGAGAAACCAAAGACTTTGCTCTCCGATTCTCAGGTCTTGGCAAGCCAGATCGACAGATCTGGTACGAAGCCCATGGCTATAAGAAGGAAGATCTCCTTCCTAAGACCTACTTGAAGTTTCTTTTCGGGGACATGATCGAAGCGCTTCTTCTATTCCTTGCTAAGGAAGCCGGTCATGAAGTCACAGATGAACAGAAGGAAGTCGAAGCGCTTGGAGTATTGGGACACATCGACGCACGGATTGATGGCAGGGTCGTCGACGTCAAGTCGGCCTCGCCTTTTGGCTTCAAGAAGTTTGAAGACGGCAGCCTCCTACAGAACGATCCCTTCGGCTATATCCAGCAGCTTTCTGGATATAATAATGTACTAACTCCAGGGGAACCATCTTACTTCCTAGCGATGGATAAGGTCTCGGCTGATATCACGTTGATGGAGCTGCCTGTCTCAGTCTCTGAGGAGTTCCCCCCAGCCGAACGGATCGAGCATCTCAAGGAGGTTATCTCCTCCGATCAGATTCCTCCTCGCTGCTACGAGCCAGTTCCTGACGGCAAGTCTGGCAATATGAAACTCGGGACTGAATGCTCATACTGCGGGTTTAAGGAGAGTTGTTTTCCCGAAGCCCGTCTTTTCCTATATAGCACTGGGCCACGCTGGTTGACTACCGTAGCGCGAGAGCCTGACGTATTCGAGGTAAAGTGACACATAACGAACAACGGTCAAGGGCCGGGCACCTAAAGCGAAGATACGGAATCTCGCTGGATCAATATCAACAACTCTTAGATAAGCAGAATGGTTGTTGTGGAGTCTGCAAACGACATCATTCCGAATTCCCGATCCGACTTGCGGTGGAACATAACCATTCGACTGGTGAGATTCGGGGACTTGCCTGTACTTGGTGCAATCGGTATGTGATAGGCAGACACACTGACTCAACGCTTATCAGGTCTCTTGCAGATTACCTAGATCAGAAGACGGGGTGGTTCGTGCCTCCTCAAAAACCTAAAAAGAGAAAGAGGAAGACATGACAGGTAAGACCCATTTGGTAATTCCCGACAGTCACGCCCATCCCGACCATCCCAACGACCGCTTCTCGTGGCTAGGCGAACTAATCCTAGATGTAAAGCCTGACGTCGTCGTGAACATCGGCGACCTCGCTGACTTTGCGAGTCTGTGCATGCACAGCAAGGCGCTGGAGCGGGAAGGCGCACGGTATAAGGCTGACTGCGAAGCTGCCTACGACGCACAAGAGAGGATCTTCCGCCCTATTCGTAAGGCCAAGAAGAAGCATCCTCGTTGGGTATGGACGCTAGGTAATCACGATATCCGGCCTGATCGGTTTGCAGTAGATAACCCTACCTTCCAAGGTAAGCTCTCATATAAGGACACGGGATGTGGCGAATTTCCTTGGGAAGTGTATCCCTTTCTTGAAGCTGTTGACATTGACGGCATTGATTATAGCCACTATTTTACTAGCGGTATCATGGGGCGCCCCATCGGCGGGACTCACCCAGCTTGGACGACTATTAAGAAACGAAATAAGTCCAGTGTTGCTGGCCATTCCCACGTTTTTGATCTTAAGGTGGACCGCACCCAAGGAAGAGACCTCCTGGGCCTTTCTGTGGGGTGTTACGTCGATTACCATGCTGACTACGCTGGCCCTGCTAATCATATGTGGGCTCGGGGGATTTGTGTTATCCGCGATATTGAAGACGGCGTAGGTGACGTAGAATTCATTAACATTAATCGTATTAAGAAAGCTTACGGGAAGTAGGACACAGGGTATGGGTTTGCGAGATGACAGCCTGCCAGGAGACCTCCGGCAGAAATTGATTGATAGGTTTGAAGGGTGGGAGATCGTCGAGTTCCTGCGTATTGATGTCGAGGATGTGCTCGATGCATTCGAGGAAGTCGTCCTAGATCATCTCGCCGATCTTCTCGAAGAAGGAGGTATTTCATATGGGGAGGAAGAAGAATGAGAGGCCCAACGAAGAGGACACTCCTACCGGGTGGACCGAAAGATTTGATGAAGTCTGGCGAGAGTACGAACAAGACAACGTCTTCGTTTCCGGAGATGCAGAATCTCGTGGAGGAGTGGGCCGAAAAGACGATCAAGGAAAGCCAGCCCTCTACCGAGGCATATTCCGGCAGTTCCCCCGAGCCCTCCGAGCCGTCGCTGCTTGCTCTTCTCATGGAGCGGTCAGGTATGGGTGGGAAAACTGGAAGCGTGTCCCAGAAGGCTTTGAACGATATAGTGATGCGATGGTACGGCACCTTGCTGCCGAATCAGAAGAAACTCCTTTCGATCATGATTCAGGAGAGCATCACGCAAGCCACGTCTGCTGGAATAGTTTAGCACGTCTAGAGCTTCTCTTGATCGAAATGGAACAGAATGACAAATCCCTTCCCAAGTCAGTATGAATCGTTTATCCATCTTAGTCGTTATGCCCGCTGGATCGAAGGAGAGAATCGTCGAGAGACGTGGGGTGAGACGGTAGACCGTCTTATCTCTTACTATAAAGACAAGGCTAATCTTAGTCCAGTCACAACTACTGAACTTCGAGATGCCATTTACAATCTTGAACTGATGCCTAGTATGCGAGCATTGATGACAGCCGGCCCGGCCCTAGATCGCTGTCATGTGGCCGGGTATAACTGCGCTTATACGGTCATCGACAACCTTCGCAGCTTTGATGAAGTCATGTATATCTTGCTCTGCGGAACCGGAGTAGGGTACAGCGTAGAGGAAATGTATGTCAATAAGCTCCCCCGAATCTCAGAAACCTTCGAAGAAAGTTCTAGCGTCATACACGTTGGAGATAGCAAGGAAGGTTGGGCAAAGTCCCTCCGAGAACTCCTCGCCCTACTCTATGCAGGTCAGCTTCCCAAGTGGGATACAAGCCGAGTACGTCCTTCCGGCGCGAGACTTAGGACATTTGGTGGCCGTGCTAGCGGACCCGGACCTCTGGTTGAACTTTTTGAATTCGCTATCCGCATCATTCGAGGTGCTGCAGGACGACGGCTGACAAGCCTAGAATGCCATGACCTACTCTGTAAGATTGCTGATGTTGTAGTTGTAGGAGGAGTTCGCCGCTCTGCGATGATCTCCCTGTCCGATGTGACAGACGATCGAATGCGCTCTGCTAAGACTGGGGCGTGGTGGGAGCATCACGGTGAACGTGCTCTAGCCAATAACTCTGCCGTGTATAACCGTCGGCGCCCAGACATGGACGTCTTCATGAAGGAATGGAGGGCTCTGTATGACAGTAAATCCGGCGAGCGGGGGTTCTTCAGTCGATATGCATGTCAGGGAATTGCTGGCAGAAATGGTCGAAGAGACAAAGAACATGAATTCGGCACTAACCCTTGTTCAGAAATCATTCTCCGGCCACATCAATTTTGTAATCTTACGGAGCTTGTTGTGCGACCTGGAGATTCAATTGAATCGCTTGCACGAAAGGCGCGACTTGCTAGTATTCTTGGCACAATACAAGCCGGCTTCACCGACTTCAAATACCTGAGGAAGATCTGGAGGGACAACTGTGAAGAAGAGCGGTTGCTTGGTGTGTCTCTTACAGGTATCTGTGACAATCCTAGCCTTATCCTGGATCCTCTTACACTGAGTAGGATTAAAAATGTTGTCATTGACACGAATAAAGAATGGGCTGAGCGACTGGGTATCCCGCAAGCTACAGCCACTACGTGTGTCAAACCCAGCGGAACTGTTTCCCAACTTGTTGACAGCGCTTCTGGCCTTCACACTCGTTATTCTCCTTATTACCTACGCACAGTCCGTGGGGATAACAAAGACCCATTAACCCAGTTCATGAAGGATGCTGGAGTTTACAATGAGCCGTGTGTTCGTAAGCCTGATACGACGACGGTCTTCTACTTTGCAAAGAAAGCTCCTGAAAGCTCTCTCAAGCGAGACGACTTGTCAGCCGTTGGATCCCTTGAAATCTGGGATCTTCTCCAACGGTATTGGTGTGAACACAAGCCTTCTGCCACCGTCTTCGTCAAAGAGCACGAGTGGATGGAAGTAGGCTCTTGGGTCTATGATAACTTCGATAATCTGTCGGGTGTCTCCTTCCTTCCGTATGACGGCGGGACTTACAAGCAGGCGCCTTACCAAGAGCTGACAGAAGAGCAGTACCATGAATGGTTGGCAGCCCATCCCATGCCTGAGATTAACTGGGATGACCTCCGTTTCTATGAGACTGAGGATAATACTACCGGCAGTCAGGAGTACGCCTGTTCAGCTGGAGCTTCTTGTGAAATCGTAGATATTGGAGGTTGAGTATGGAAGACAACGAACAGACCACCCAGAACGAGCAAACCGTCCTGCCCTTTCCTGACATCGAAGCTGCTGAGAATGTAGACGGAGACTTCTACGCTACTCTCCCTCTGATGGAGTTGGCAGGTCTTATGGCCGATAGCCAGTTCCTTCGTATCCTCTTCGAGAACGGTCTTGAAGACTGGGAGGAGTTCGAGACTTGCCTGTCGGAGTTCAAGGAGATTGAAGGTGATGAACCTCAGCTCTTTAACTGATCTCGTACCTGCTCTACCTAGTCCGACTAAGATCCTGGGGGTGGCTACGGCTGCCCTCACGGTCTCTACAGGCGTCCTTGGCTTTCTGCTGTACCACGAGATTGGTCTCGTTCAGCAATGCCACGATGCCGTCCGTGCTCAGGCTAAGGTAGACAAGGTCGTCAAGACTGCCATCTCTAACACGGACACGAGAAATGCTCAGATCCTGCAAGACACTACCTCTGCTAGGATTGCTTCTGCTATCCACAGCCTGCGCACTAAGGACGTCAACTCCAGCTCGGGATTGTCCGGGCCTGCCGCCGGTTCCCCAAGTGCTACGTCAGAAGATTCAACATCCGAGCTACTTCCCAACCACCTCACTCTTACTCAAGAAGAGTCCGACCGAGAGATTTGCGTAGTCAATACTATCATTGCCGAGGGTTGGCAGAAGTGGTATGACATCTCTCAAGAGACTCGAAAGGATATCTTGAATGTCAATCCTAACGCCGAAAGTGGTAGCCTTCGTAGCGAGCCAGGAGGGCGTGTGCCTGGAAGCCTACAAGGACTCGAAGGGGGTCTGGACTTGGGGAATGGGGGTGACAAACGCCTCCGGACACGAAGTATACCCGAAGTACAAGGACAATCCCTCGACGATGAACGAGGTATTGCAGGTCGGTACGTGGCTTCTGGAGACGCACTATCTACCTTCGGTACTTCAGGCTTTCAAGGGGAAGTCCCTCTCGGAAAACCAGCTAGCGGCAGCCCTCAGCTTTCACTGGAATACGGGGGCGATCCTACGGGCGGACTGGGTCTCAGGTTTCAATTCTAACAGCCCACAGACGAGAGGACTCCTTGAAAGGAACTATAATAAAGGAGGCCTACAGGGCCGGCGAAACGGGGAGGCAGAACTCTTCTTCGACGACGAATGGCCTTCTCTCTTGGTACCAGTCCGGGCGGTTCTCAAGCCGAGTTACAGTCCTGACTGGAAGCACGTCACATTGATGAATCCACTCCCTGACTTAGAACTGATCCTTAAAGGAGGCTAACGTGCAATGGTACTTGAAAGCCACAGCCTATGCCCTGAATGTGGTTCAGAGCTTCTGGCGGCCACTTCTTTGTTTTTCCGCTGTTGGGGCTGTGACCGTGAATACTATCTACCTGCCGATTATCACACAGACACCAGTCGGCCTAGTGCCTCTCTCGGGACTTATCTCCTCCGTAGCTGGCTTGGCCGCCGTCCACGTATGGGAGAAGAGGGAGAGGGGTTGTACGACTGAAACGAAACTAACGGATGCTAATAGCTGATACAAGAAAACCCCCGATGAGAACATGGACCTTTAGGAAAAGGGAACCATCTACTCAGCGAGGGCTGTGCGTTGTTTGTGATAGTAGGGAGCAGAAGCCGAAGGCTAATGGTAAATTTCATCCATACTGCGGCAATTGCCAAAAGAAACTATACGGCAAGGGACGGCCTCGTCGAGGCAAAGGTGAGAAAAGAATTATTATTCCTCATTACAAGACCTATAAAAAGGATCATTGTGAGGAGTGCGGATTTATCCCTAAACATTCTTGCCAATTAGATGTTGACCACATAGACCAAAATCATAAAAATAACGCCCCAGAAAATCTTCAAACCCTATGTGCTAATTGCCATAGGTTAAAGACTTATCTGGAGCGTCAGTAATCTAGGCCCCCTCTGGAAACGGAGGGGGTTTCTTTGTTAGTTCTTAGTGCATGTGCTTCAGCCAATCAACAAGGTAGCTGACAGCGCCGATTAATCCAGAGCCTGCGATCAGAGAGAAGAGCCAGAAGGCGCCAGCCCCTTTATGCTTAAGTTCTAGGAGCTGTGACATCCTATCGTACATCCTATCGTTCTGTCTGATAAGGATGTCGTACTTAGCTTCAAGAGCAGACAATCGCCCTTCGTGGTCAATGAGCTGTTCATTCTGTTGTCGCGTAGTGAGATTCTCTAGATCGGATTCTCTACACGGCTTGTCGTACTCACTCATTGGCCACCCTTCAATGCTCGGAGCTTTGCTACCTTGTCAGCGAGGGGACGGACCTTCCCGATGACTTCTCGTTTAGTGTCGTCAGACAGGAACTGCCAGCCGGGTTCATTATATAGATTAGACAAAGCCTGATGCATTATCTGACCGTGTTCAATCGTAGCCTGCCTATGCTGTTCAGGGTTAAGAACGATCTCGGATGGACCGATCTTCATGCTGTTATTAGGAGGGGTAATCAAAGCTCCCTTTGCTCCGTTAGCCAGTCTCTGAGTCTCCTGGATGATAGGGTCTTGATCATCTTGGCTTGTAGGCAGGAAACCTACGTGCTGTTCTTGAGGGAAGCCCCAGACGTTCAGCTTCTCAGGGAGAGTTTGACTTAGCCCAGGCACGCCAGACTTAATCCGGTTTAGCATCTGTCCGCTGATATCATCGGCCGAGACGTCACGCTTTACTGGATCGATATAAGCCTGATTGATAGCGCGGACACCGGCAGGCACAACCATATTCGCAGGAAGCCCTGCTATATAATTCTGCCAAGTCCGTTCTCCGCCCTTCTGATCGAGGGCAGCCATCACAGGGGAGAAGTCATGGAGAGAAGTATTCTCTAGGACAGACCCTGCAATAGTATGGGCAGCAGCCAAGCTCGCCTTCTCGTAAGAAGGATAGTCGCCGTCGTTCTTGAACTTATCGACTAGGTCAGCCATCGTACTAGCCACCTCGTAGAGAGGAGACAAGCCTTTGATGCTATGGTAGGTATCGCCAACCTTCACCGAGTTAGGCATCCAGCCCGAAGCTTGGAGTTCCTGATTCTTCTGAAAGTTAGACGGACCAATCCCAGTCACCAAGCCTTCACCAGCCATGCCAGCAAAGAGTCCAGCGATAGCCGTTCCCATACCGAGACGAGCAATAGCACGGTCACTCTCTCTGCCGACATTCTGCATCAGACCGGCCTGGTTGTAACGGTCGAGTAGCCCAAGAGGTCCAGACCAACGTATGCCTGCTCTCATGACAGCATCGGGACGAGCAGTGAAAGGCATCAGCACATAGCTAGCACCTTTTGCCGCCCCCTCAGGTAGAGCGTTCCTCGCACCTTCTAGCATCTTACCGATGGCAGAAGGTTCGTCTTTATACAGGATACGGTTCGTATTATCAGAGACATTCTTGAGCATATCTGCTGTAGGGTTCTGACGAAGATCAGACATCGTAGACCAGAGATCAGAGATAGGAGTTCCCTGCTCACGCGCAACACGACCAGCCTCACCCCACAGATATGAAGTCTTGAAGACATCATTGAAGAAGCCTTCGGTCGCATGCAGGGCAGTCAGAGGTAGGAAGATTGACTTGTCAGCTAAAGAGCTTCCGGCTCCCGCCTCCGGCATTGCTTCGCCCACTTGAGGCACAGACAGCCGAGACTTCAGAGCAGTGACAAGACCGTCTACCGTACCTGCAGCTCTCGCTGCCATCTCTGTGCCATAGACACGGGAAGCGTCTTCGCCAGAGAATCTGCCAAGCTGGCCGAGGCCCGAGGCAGCGAGGTCAGAACCAAACTCAAGACCGAAGTTAGCCAGCATACCGGAGTAGTACCGGAAGTGAGTCATCGGGTTAGAGAGGATAGTAGAGAACCAAGCCTTCTTCCAGAAGGAGTCAGCCTTAGGAGAGGTCGACAAGCCTAGGGCGTTAGCTGCAGCTTCAGGATCGTCACTGACCTTATCGAGGACAGCTTTGACATCAGTTGAAGTTACATCATTGCCGAAGTCCCCGGTCTTAGCCCCTTCTTCAAGCGTAATCCTACGAGAGGAAAGGGCCCGGCCGAGAGAAGAAGCTGTTTCAGTATTCAGACCGACCATCGCACGAGTACGATTGACAAGGTCTTCAGAGGCGTCATTGCCTGCAACCATCATATCTTTGATGAGAGCATTAGCCTGAATACGGATAGCATGCTGCCACCCATGAAGGTCTGAGATGTTATCCGGTCCCTTAAAGAGTTCTTCTTCTCCCCGGTTCAGGTAATCCTTAGCGAGGTTTGCGGTGTCTTCAAAGGTCTGAGGGTTCTGGGCGTCCTGTGCCTTAGCCCATTCGTCATAGGCAGCACGAAGCGAAGGATCATCAGAGATACGATCTTTGTTGATCGAACCAGCCATCTTCTCATCTACAGCAGGACTTAACGTATTCGCGTTATCGGCTACCGGCTGAGGTGAAGGGGGAAGACTAGGAGGCTCAGTGCCACCAAGGGAAGTGCTATCCATAAGGCCAGGCTGAACCGGCTCAACCCCTGCTTGCGGGACGGCCGCCTGCGGCGATTCCGAAGTTTGAGGATTTCCGCCTTGACCCTCTGCGACAGGCGCAGATTGTCCCTCGTTGGGGCCGGCACCCACTCCGGCGGCGTCACTTCCGACTTGTGCATTTTCCGGGCCCTTCCAATTAATATCCCCGGTGAACTTCCCCGAGGCGTAGTTCTGACGGTACCATTCAAGATCGTGGATGGAAGGGTTCCAGCCAGTCCCCTTATAAGAGGCTACGATGTCGGCAGGGTCTTCACCAGCTTTAAGTCTGGCTTGGACGTCAGCTTGTTCCTTCGGACCGAAGGCGGGATTGGCAGCAGGCTCCGCATTGACATCAGCGGACACAGGACGACCTGAAGTCTCATCACCTATCATCTGCTTGAAGAAGGGAGCGACACGGCCAGCAGCAGCCCCAAGAAGATGCATTCCACCAGCACCAAGGCCGGCTCCAAGACTCTCAAAAGTAGAGAAGTCCTTCTGCAGCCCCTTAGCCATATTAAGGCCTTGGACGGCAGCGTTATCGAGAGCGCCTACGGCACCGATGCTTGCCACACGGCTAGCTAGGGCAGACGCACCCTTGCCAATACCAACACCACCAAAGGCCCAGGAAGGATCAGCACCGCCGAGACCACCGGCCAATTGAACTCCGATGTTGGACGGGTCTTTCATATCGAGGTTGGCGTAGCGCTGTTCGATCTGCTTACGCGCCTGCGAGAGTACGGCATCCCGCTGATCGGAGGTCAACCCCGAGAGATCAGGAGATCCAGTAATCCTCGACATAAGATGAGGGAAGTGCTGGAAGAGTTCCTGCGAACCCCAGCCAGCAAAGGAAGTATTAGCCGTCCTATGGTAGGCATCCGAGATCTGTTGAAAGATGTCGCGGTTGACAGGACCTTGAGGAGTTCCGATATTATCCTGTGCCGGGACGGGAGCCTGCTGAACAACTCCTTCCTGAGGATTGGCCTGAGGAAGCTTGTATCCGGGGGCGATAGCTACGTGCCAATGAGGGCCAGTAGAGTAGGGCACGGGATCAGTCACCTCATTCCTCGCTTCGAGGACACGGGCTCCATTATCCTTCAGGCCTTGGACGTAATCATCAAAGTTCATGCCAGGGATAGGGGCGATATCCGTCGCCAGTCCCTTGGCGTGGTATGAATTGGGGTTAGCCTTAGATAGGGGATCTTCAGCGGAGCGAAGACCAGACGTAATTCTAGCGTTAGGATAGACGCTGGAGATTACATTCGTAGCGTAATCGGGTGTATAATCTCCAGCCATCTTAAATCCTTATTCTTATTGCCAGCCCCAGCCTCCACGGCCGTTGCTTACTGATTTCCAAGTCTTGCCGCCCATCTGTAGAGTCTGACCGGGGCCAGTTGCAGGCTTGGTGGGAATACCGAAGCCAGAGCCTTGACCGCCTGAACCGCCGCCCCCCAGAAGACTTTCGAGAAGGCTCGGACGATGGAGGCGAGGATCGGTAACAGGAATGATCTGCCCTGTCTGAGGATCGGTGTAGCGGCCAACTTCAATGTTAGCACGAGTACCTTGGGCATGAGCGGCCTCGCCCTTATAGCCGGCTTCCTGAGTGAGCAGAGGTAGGATTTCACCGTGCCACTTCTGACGTTCTGCAAGATTGCCCGCAGCAGTCTGGGCACGGGCAGCATTGCTCTCAGCAGCCACAACCTTATAGCCGGGGGTGCGAGAGTAGATCACCTTCTGGGCAGCGTCATCATCAGGAACTTCTTTACCGTCGACAGTCTTAGTAGGATAGGCAGAAGGTATCATCGAGATATCAACGCCTTTATTATCGGCGTTCTTCTGCAGCATGTTCCTGATCGTAGTCCACTGCTCGGGGTGCCCGACAGCCGGTTGAAGCGCCGCCAATGAGCTATCGAGGACAGACCCTTCGTACTTCTGTTTGGCCTCTGCGACTTGGAGTGGACGCATCTGCATCTCACCTGCCACCTGAGGATTGCCGCCAGCGTTCAGGTATTTCTGCACAGCAAGCTGAGGATTATCTTCGTAGCCTTGCAGGGCCTGCGCCTGAGCACGCTGTTCAGCCTGGCCTGCGAAGGGGTTGTGCAGGCCGCCTGCGGTCAGGATAGTATCACCCAACCAATCAAGCAGACCTTTAGCCTTCCCTCCGATGCCAAGGAGGCTCGTGAGAGAGTGATTGGGCATTGTGAGTCCCCCAGCCTGCTGGGAGATTGAACCTGCTCCTTGGGCAACCTGAGGACTCTGAGGGGCCATTCCTTGGGCAGGCAAGCCGAAACCTCCAGGCTGATAGCCTTGGGGCTGCTGAGGGAGAACTCCTGCCTGCTGAGCCGGCCATTGTCCCATCATGATATCATCGAACAAGGCCATTAGTAACTACCTCCGTAGGGGTTGGCTCGGCTTGAAAGGTACGCATCCATCGGGTGGACGTAGTACTTAGTAGGATCAGCATTCGTGGAAGATGTCGTAGTCTCTACCGGCTTAGGCTGATCTGGAGTCAAAAGCTTCTGAAGTTCAGGATGTAGCTCGCCGCCCCCGAAGAGAGAGGCGAAAGGATTTCCACCTCCGCCTCCCAGCTCGTTTCCTACGACATTGCCGGCGAGACTTGTCAGGAGCGAACCCATTAGATCCCCAGCCCAGACTTGCTCTTAGAACCCTGCGACGAGGTGTTGCCTGCGCCAGCCAGGATGCCGGCAGAAGTATTGCCGAGCTGACCGAGGCCGAGGAGCTGCTGCATGAAGTTGCCCATGTACTGCTGGCCCATCTGCTGACCGTAGTTAGTCAGGGCTTTGCCAGTACCGCCAGAGTTCAGCAGACCACGAGAAGCAGCGTTGCCGGTTATGGCGTTCGTACCCGATTGGAGCACGGCGTTATATCCGGTGTTATTCTTGAATTGGTTGAACGCTGCCTGCTGAGCCGCAGGATCTCCGCCTATGCCAAGCAGGGCTGCGAGGGAGGAAGCCGCCCCCGTGCCTGCCGAGATATTCGGAGAGAGCGCAGTTGAAAGTTGAGGGTACGCCCGGTTATAGGAAGAACCCGAAGAGGACGAGTTCCCTCCTAGCAAACTGCCCATTCTTCGTAATCCTTTCTAGTGAGCATGAAGAGTTCACACGCCGGGGTCAACTCCGGGAGAACACCTAATGATTTGAAGCCAAGCTTTCGGGCAGCCCAGCAGGCGTCCTGTCGGTTAAGAGGAGTCCTTCCTCGCATTACTTCGATCT